ACCTTGGCCTGCTCCAACTGGAACAGCGGGTCTTGGGCTTGTTGCTGCGCGGCTTGTTGTGCGGCTTGTTGCTGGTGAGCCTGTGCAACTTGTTTGCCTGCGTCGGCCACGAGACGTGCAAGCGGAACCTCCATATCCTCGGGCAACTGCTCGTCGGGTGGGGGCAGGGGCACACCAAGGCGCTCTTCGATCTGCTTGCGGTACGAGAAGCCCAAGTGCTCGGCGATGTGTGCTTGCAGTGAAGCCATGATCTGCTGCGCCATGGGGTTCTGTCCGATTGTTCCTGCGATCATCGGGTCTTGCATGAACGATGTATGCGTTGCAATGTGCGCATCGTGATCTTGGTAGATGAACGCTTTGATCGGTTTGCCCACAAGTGCTGACATGTTCTCAGATACAGGGTCACGTGGCTTCTGGTCTTCTGATGTTGGAACAATCTTGTCCGCGTTCTTGATGCCAAGCACTTCGAGCATCTGGCGATGCAGGTATGGCAAGTCATAAATCTGTGGAGCCTTCTCCGACATCTGAAACGCCGCTTGGTACTGCACCACTCGCTGCGCCATTGTTGTTGCGTTCGGATCAGACACAGGGATGACGTCCACCATCCGGTAGTCTGCGCGGCGTGCGCGTGGGGGACCCTGCTCTGGCTCGAATGTGTATTCTTCCGGCGCGTAGTCGGCGATGATTTCTTTCAAGAGTTTGAACTCTTGCTTCATCGCATAGTGCACACGTGCCTGCACAGCGGCCATCGGCTTGAGTGTGCGCTCCAAGAGCGCAAGTGTTGTACCCACAGGTGCGTTAGCCGACATGTCGCTGATGTTCATGTCACTGATCGCGCCAAGGCGTCGGCCTTCTTCTGTAATACGCTGTAACAACGCAAGCAGTGTCTGGCTAGGCTCCTTGTATGGGAGCATCATGATGTTGTCTTTGATCGCGCCTGACGGCACGTCCACATCACGGAACTCTCCCGGTGCGATCGGTGTATCGTCACCCTTCACACGCAAGCCACGTGCCTTCAAGCCACCGGGCAAGTTAGACAGTGTGCCAGCATCCACCAACTGACGGATGATAGAAGTTCCGGCGCGTGCGTAGCCACCAATGATGTGGATCAGACCCAAGCCATAGAAACCAAAACCGGGCACATACACATAGTGCACGAAGTGGTCACGCTTACGCATCAACGTATCGTCTGGTTCCCAGTTGCGACGGATAGCAAGGACTTCTTGCGTGCCACGCTCAATAGTCACCACGTATGGTTTTGCTAAGTCGTTCTCTTCGTCGTCCACACCATCAATGCACAAGTGCGCATGAACTTCAAGCAGTGTGTAACGCTCGTCGTTAGTCAGGGTGTAGCCACCCTCTTCGGCTTTCTTCTTCTCGATGTCTGTGTGGAACGCAACAGGCTCGCCCAAGTCCACTGCGCGATAGAAGCCGCTTGCCATCAAGCGATCCATCTCGTTCTTAGTCTTACGCATCACGTGCGTTACACGCTCGGCCTGCTCAATGTTTGATGCGCCATAAGGCACGATCACATCTTCTGCTGGAATGTAAATCGCCACTTGACGACCTATGGACGGATCGTAGTACACCTTCTTGAACGCAGAACCTGCAAGGCCCAATGAGTACAGCATGCGCTCATGCTCTGGGCGATACTCCACCATGACATCTGTCAACTGGTAGTTCATGTCTTCCTTGACACGATTCGCCGCTTCTTCCTTGTCCTTAGTCACCTTACCAAGAATCTTTGTCTTGACAGGGCCAGCGGGCGGAAATGTTTCGCTCATTGTCTCGGCTTGGAAGCGTATAGCCGCTTCAGCCAACACAGTTGAGTACACACCACACGCATCGTCCCAAGGCTCGGTGCGCTCCTCGTACCTGAAGCCCAGCACTTCAAGACCCTTGACGAATGTGTCTGACCACTCTTTGCGTGAACTTGTGTCGGTGTCGACCAACTCGATCAGGTCACTGGCCAGTGTTGCCAACTCTCCGCCGTTCATATACTCGGCCAAGTTGTCGCTGAAGCCTTCCTCATTCATCTCATCGTCAGGCACCAGCGTAATCTCCACACTGCCGTCACTGAGGGTCACCATATCAGGATTGACAATGTCAATCTCCATCGCGTTACCCTCGGCTTCGCCCAACTCGTCGATGCCCTGCGGAGCAGCGTAGAGACCTTTGTCCATGTTTGTTGCCATGATTTATCCTCAGTAGTATCCGCCACGACGACGTGACTTGAAATATTTGATCTCATCAGGCTCATCAGACGGCAACCTGATAAACCCACCCTGACGGAATCTCATGAGTGCCATCACTGTAGAGTCCACCAAGTCATCGTTGCTCATGAACGGAAATCCTGCAATCTCCTCCACGACTTCTTCAGCCCAGCGGGTTTGTGGAACCCAGCACAGTTTAGAAGCCACGATGTCTGCCACAGAGTTTAACCGCGCTAACTTATCCCCGCTACCCCTGTGTGGGGTGTACTCCCCCACCGGCATACCCATGCGGCGCAGTTCTTGGTACAGGGCAGTGCCGCTGGACTTTTTCTCCACGATGAACGCGTCCGGCTCCCACTCCTTGTACTCCTCAAGTGCCAACTTCTTAAGTTCAGGAAACTCGATGCGCTTCTTGATTGAGTTCAGGAGGATGATGTTGTGGCACCCTTCCTCCTCGTTGAAGAACACGCCCCACGTCGTCAGGGCGGTAAAGTCGGCACGGTTGTGGCTCTCGGCCGCCGCGTCCAGACTCATGATCACGTACTCACAGCGGGGCGGATCATCCTTTTCCCAGATGTTCCACCACTCACGCTTGACAACTGACGCCTCTTCCGAGGTGGGGTTTTGCTGGTACTGCGCGTTCCACTGGAACGTTGGCATCGACGCCTTTGTTCTGTACAGCGCCTTGAGGTCAAAGAACTCCGGCCACAGCGGTTTCTCGTTATCTGTGCCCTGATTAAAAATCGCAGGAAACTCAACCACCTCGTACTGGTCGGCATCCTCGTTCTTCCCCATGTCTGAGGTGACGCGCCCCGTCAGGTCATTCTGGTGCCAGCGGGTTTGGATGATGGCAACTCGTCCACCCGGCATAAGACGAGTACGGGCTCCGTATGTGAACCACTCATAGGCTTTATCGAACACGTCGAAGTTGCCATTGATGATGTCTTGCTCGTTATGAGGATCGTCGACAAGCAGCAAATCAGCACCACGACCAGCCAGAGCAGAACCGACACCACAAGCGAAGTACTCGCCGCCCATGTTCGTGTTCCATCTTCCGGCGCTTTTAGAATCAACCGCGAGCGTGACGGTCGGGAATATTTGCTTGTATCTATCATCGTCAATGATGTTCCTGACTTTACGGCCAAAGTCCACGGCGAGGTCTGTGGTGTGTGACACCATCAACACCTTCTTATTAGGGTATCTACCTATGAACCAAGCGGGGAAGTATATAGAAACAAGTTGAGATTTGCCGTGGCGAGGTGGCATGTTCACGCACACCCTGTCCTTGTTCCCCTCAGCAATGTCCATAAGTAAGTTAGCCAGTATGCGGTGATGCTTACCCACCTTGTAGTCTGGCTGCATGTGCTTGCAAAACTCGATCAGGTCGTTGTAGCACGCCTTAGCCGTCTTGCGGCTGTCCAGAATGTCCGCAATTTTGTCGATTTCTGCCTGTTCTTCTGGCGAATACGCGTCCAAATTGTCCAGCATCAGCCGGATTTCTTCTTCCGTGAAGTCCAGATCGTCAGTTTCCGTCATTTTCGTCGTCAAACTTGGTTTCTGGCTCAAAAATCTCGGGATTTTCTGCACTGGCAGGTGGGTTTAGCCCCAATTCTGCATCCACATCAATGATGTCGCCCCCAACTGCGATCTTGGCGTCCTCAACATTGGTTGTTTTGACCAGTCTTTGCAGTTTTGCACGTAGTTTGTCACGCAATTCGTCGGTTGTCTGGTGCGTAATCGTCACTTCCGTCCTGTCAGTAAACAATCCTACGTCTGAAATCTTGCCCATCAACTCCAATGCACGGATTCTGATGCGTGGGTCAGGGTTCTGGGACTCTTCAATGAGCCTGTTTGTCACTGTGTGGCGCAATTCAACTGCATGGTTGACCACTGCACGGCCGTATTCGTCAAGGTACGCACGGACATTCTGCAAGGAAGCAGGCGTCATCGCCGATGTGTTGACGTTGTTGGCTTTTTGCGACGTTGCTTGGGGGTTTACCGCGTAGGCTGAAGTTAGCGCAGCGGCAACTTCTTTATCTTCCGAGGTTTCTGGTGGCACTTCTAGGCCATGCTCTTGCAATAGTTCGATCGAACGGCATGCAGCCTCGGCCCGCTCTCGCAGGTCGACATACGCCATGTCAGGCGTAATCTCAATACCCAACTCGGGCATCAATTCAAGTTCCATATTGTTCGCAAGTCTTAGTGACCGATGCACCAGTATACATATAAAACAAAAATTTTTGCAATGGGGGTACTTAAAAACATGACGGGGGGTGTTCCTATATATGCAGGGGTGGGTTGCCGAGATGTACCTTTCACAACACAGGGGGTGGCATGTTATGGTGTGTTACGTCACGTGGGTAAGAA